CCCCGCGTTGTAGGCCGCGATCGCCGCGCGTTCGTCGCCGCCGAACAGCTTCTGCAGCCGCGCCGTCTCGCGCGCGCCGCCCTCGATGTTCTGCTTCCAGTCGTGCGGGTCGACACCGAGCCCTCGCGCCGTGTCCGGCATCAGCTGCGCCGGGCCGAGCGCGCCTGCAGGCGACGTCAGCGTGCGGCCGTCATCGCCCTTGACGCGGTAGCCGGACTCCTGCCGCAGCTTGCGGTCGTAGGTGTCCGGGTTGATGCCATTGCGCTGGGCCTGGTCGCGAGCGTAGGCGCGCAACTCGTCCGGGCTCGGGTCCGGTGCGGGGTCCCAGCTCACGCCGGGGATGACGGGCAGCGCTACGATGATGCACCAGCCTTCCCAAAGGTTTCCGCTTCAAGCTGGCTCACGGCCTGGCGCAGGAGCCCGATGATCGTGTGCTTGTCGCCATGCGCAGAAAAGTGATAGACGGCGTTGAGGTCCTTGTACGTCGCGAAGTAGCACAGGAAGCCGCCGGCGCCGCCGTCCTTCTCCGGCCGATCTGCTTGCTCCATCTGGGCGAGCGTCTGCCGGGCCGTGTTGATGATCCGAGAGTCCTCTTCTGACGCGATGGTGTCCCAGTCGATGTTCATGCCGCCACCAGAGGCGCCGGAGCGGACGCCTGCGTCTCTACCGGCCCGGCATCCACGCGCAACGGCTGTGGAGCCCGTGCCTGTGTCCCGCCGTCCGCGGTTTCCCCGGAAACGCCGTCTCCCAGCACGTACTCGCGTACCCACTCCGGCACCGGCGCTCCCAGCTTCACGGCGTCCAGCGCGTCGATGCGGAACTGCCTGGGGAACTTCTGCCGCTGCTCCAGCCACAGGTCCTCGCCCTCGCCGGTCGGCATCTGCTGCATCTCGCCCGTGGGCAAACCGGTCTGCGGGTCGATTACCGGCTGCGTCGTCATCACCGGGTGCAGGAGCATCCCGGTCTGCTGGTCGACCTGCAGCGGCCATTCGTACTTGCGCTTGTACGCCTGGATGCGCTCGGCCGGGTTGCCGCGGCGCATGCCCATCGCCAGCATCGCCGTCTCCAGGCTCAGCTCCGTCAGCTCCGCGAGCTCCTCGCCGATCTCTTTGTCCGACTCCGCGATCGCCTTTGGCTCCGTCATGTACAGCCAGGCCGTGAAGTAGGCGAACATCTGGTACGGGTTCTGCGGGTCGAGCCTGGGCATGGACGGGAACGGCGTCGGCTGCTGCATGGTCATTACTGCATCCCTCCCACCGCGGCGCCAGCGGCCGGCTCGGTCGGCGCCGGGGCGAACGATTGCGAGGGCTGTGCAGCGGGCGCTGCCTGTGGCGCGGGCTGGCCGCTGAACAGCTCCGGCCGCTGGGCCACAGGCAGCCAGACCCCGGCGCCGGTCTTGATCGCGTCCTCGACCATCTGCGGAAAGTAGTACAGCGTCAGCACCGGCTGGGCGATGCGCATGCCGTAGTCCTTGCGCAGGTTCTTCACCTGGGCTGTGACGTCGTTGGTGTCGGCCTCGATGCCCTGGATCAGGGTGCGGATGCCGCGGTCCATGAGGAACAGCGTGTTGATCATGCGCTTGTTCTTCTGGTCCTCGGTCTCCTGCCGCGTGCCCACCGTGATCGTCTTGCCGAAGCTCACGTCGTCCGGCCCCAGGGTCATGAACTCGCCCTGCGCGATCTCGTCGCCGCCGGAGCGCGTCAGCTTGTCGGTGGCCACCAGCTGGTACTCTTCGTCGTTATTGTCCAGCCAGTTGCACAGCATCTTGTCGTACTCGATCCAGCCGAAGTCGAGGAACTGCAGCCACGAGGTCTGCTGCTGCTCGGTCTCTGAGGTCGAGATGTGGAACGCCGTAGCCGACGCCTGCGCCACGACGTCCGGGTTGGTGTTGACCAACAGCTCGCCGCAGGTGGCGTCAATTTCCACCGTCAGCTGCGCGATGATCTTGTCGAGGTCCTCGTTGGCCACGATCGCCCACGGCTGCACTCGCGTGCCCGCCGTGTAAACGATGGCGTCGGTGCCTTCGGCGCTCTCCACCGGCCGGATCGCCTGCAGCTCCTGCAGCTTCTTGATCTCTTCCGGCGTCTTGTCGGCGACGACGATCTGGGTGCCGGGACGCGCCCGGAACGCCGTGGTGATGCGGATCGAGTTGACCAGGTTGATCGAGTTGACCAGGTTGAGCAGGGCCCAGAGCACCGGCAGCATCTTCTCGCCATCGGCGCCGGGCGCGAACGTGTCGCCGGGGATCACCACCGCCGCCGCCGCACGCTCGCCCTCAGCGCAGGTCGTGTTGCGCTCGCACCAGACGATCTTGCCGTCCTTGCCTTCGTCGTCGGCCACGACCTGGTATATCCAGCAGCCGTCGTCGTAGCCGTAGACTAGGCGCTCCTTGTCCTCCTCGTCGTCGGTGCCGGCGCCGGGCGGGCTGCCGCCGTCCGCGGCCTTGCCTTCCTCCATGCTGCGCGGCGCGGCGATCGGCTCCCAGTTCACCCTGCCGTTGTTAACGCTCAGCGTGCCCTTGTTGGCGTAGGTCTCCTTGAGCGCCGACGTCTGCACGTAGTGGCGCCAGGCGAAGCGCTTGGGCCGGAACGTGCCGGCGGGCAGCTCCGGGAAGGCGCAAGCGGCCGGGTTGTAGACCTCGACCTGCAGGCCGGGGGAGCCGTCGTCCTTGCGGCGCTGCACGATGCGCCAGCATGCGTAGCCGTCGATGAACTGGTGGTCGCGCGTCGGGTTGGTGACCTTGAGGCCCTCGTCTGCCAGGGCGTTCGCCATGGTCAGCGCCCGGCCCAGCCGGTCGGCCTGGTCCACCAGGGCCTGGGTCGGCGCGCCGCTCTTGACCGCGTGCGGGATCACGTCCGTGTACCTGGGATACCCTGCCGCCTTGCTCTTCATCGCGCGCGACGTCCGGATCACGCGCGTCGAGCTGATTTCCCCGGAAACGCCCTGGGCGAAGTCGGCGGGCAGGTCTGAGGGCAGGCGCATCATCGCCAGGCCGCGGTACAGCGGCCTGGCGCTCTCGTAGGCCTTCATCGGCTTGGAGTTGAACAGCTTCTCTGCCGCACGGATCACCTGCACGGCTTCGGTGAGCTTCTTCGGCAGGCGCCTGGTCTTGGTCTCAGCCACGTCTTCCTCCCAGCCCGCCGTACGAGCGTGCGGGTGTGTTGCGGACCAGGCCGCCGTAGGTGCGCTTCTCGGTGTTGGACGGGAGCACTACGCGGGCCGGACCGGCAACGTCCTTCTCGGTTTCGCCCTCTTCGTACTCCTCGTTGGCGCACTCCATGGCCGCAATCAGGTTCTCGTTCATGCGGTACACGTCCTTCGTGCGCCCCTTCGGCGTCTCTGTGTAGATGTAGTGGTAGCCCTCGATTTCGTCGGCAAGGTCTTCGCCGCCGGGACAACCCTCCACGATGAAGAAGCCGGGCGAGTCCGGCTCGCTGAACGGGCCTTGCGGCACCCGCAGGTCGAGCTCTTCCTTGAACGTGGGCACACGCCCGCCGGGGTAGGAGTAGAACAGGCGCTCCATCAGGTCGATGCGGTGCAGGCGCGGTGCACCCGACGTGCCGCCGTTGCCGCCCTTGGCCGTGGCGAAGCCGTGCGAGTCGTTGAGGAACTTCTGGTTCGGGTCACCGCGGCCGCGCTTGGTCTTGTAGCGCTCCTTGAAGCGTGCGACGACCAGGTTTAGACTCTTGCCCTGGTCCTTGTCCGGCTCGCCCCACGCCTCGCGCAGCCAGCGCCGGTTGTACTGGTCAATGCTCAGGGCCACCACGCCGCATTTATGCTCCGCGCCGTAGTCTTCACCGATGATCGTCACCGGGAAGTACAGGCCGGCCTCCAGCGGCCGTATGTGCACGTCGCGGTCGAACAGCGGGTAGCAGGCGTTGTCTTCGCCGCCCCACTCGCCAAGCACCCAGCTCTCGTAACGCGGCGTACCCGGAGGCGGCAGGTTCTCCGTCAGATAGCGCTCGCCCTCCACCGTCCAGGAGCCGTCCGGGTTGGCGAAGCGCGGGTTGTCCTGCAGGCGTGTCTTGATGCGGCGCATCTGCCCGCGCTCGCAGCGCACGTTGACCCAGTTGCCGCGACGGGCCGGGTTGCAGTCCGCCAGGACGCGACGGTGCTCGATGATCGGCGTGCCGTCCGGGTTGGCGTGGCGCAGCGTTGCCTTGATCGAGATCAGGTCGTCTTCGGTGAGCTCAGTGATCTCGTTGATGTATGCACCGTCGTACTCGGCGGACAGCATCTTCTCGCGCGCCTTCGGGTTGTCGAGGCCACCCACCGTGATACGAGAACCGTTGCGGTAGCGATAGGACGCCGGTTCGTCAGGCGCCCCACCAAAGAAGGCGGTGCCGTCCCCGGGACGAAGAACCTGTTCGTTGAACGTCTTGAGACAGGTGGACGCCAGCGTTACGGCATACTTCCGGACGATGATCCACTGCAGCCCGGCGAAGTGATGCATCAGTTGGTTGATCAGCTCGAGGATCGTGCGCGTCTTGCCCGTCCCGCGCGGCCCTTCTACAAGGACTTCTGGTTCGCGCGCGTTCCAGGCCTCTTCGTTGCCGCCGCGCAACTCTAGCCGGATCGTGGTGTCAGCCGAGGGGGACGCTATTACCATTCGTCACCACCTGCAACACGTAGGTGCGCCGGTCGCTGAGGTCCAGTGTGCGCCCCTTTGGCAGTTGCCCGAGTTCGTTCGCGGTCGAGTTGTGCAGCTTGTCGATTAGAGTGACGATCGCCGGGTCGATCTCGTACTCCTCGACGATGGTCATGTTGTCGCCGGAGCCCAGCGCCTTCTCGCGCATGACCACAAGGCCGGTGCCAATGCCGGTACGTCCCGCCGCGCGTTCGTCCCTGACCGTCAGCAGCAGGTTCTTCAGCAGGTCGTTGGTCGCGATACGGTTGACCTTGTTGGCGATGGCGTAGTCCGCGGCCTCGCGCTGCATACGCGCTTCCTCGGGCTCAAGCGTGTCGGCGTGCCGTCGCCTGAAGGCACCGATTGCCTGGCGCGTCACCGTCAGCCGCTTGTTCGACACCGCGCGGGCGATCGCCGTGTCCTTACCGCCGGCGAGGATCATGCCGATGATGAGTTTGCGCATCTTTGGTGTCTCTAGAACGTGGTGCTGAGGCAAGGTCTGGAAAACTCCCGAATACGAAAAGGCCGCTCCCTGCCTGGGAACGGCCCTCTAACCCAATTGCTATGCGGTTGTGGCGGTAGTTTACACCAAAGCGCTTATTCCCTTTACGTCCAGCGTGTAAACCAACTGCCTACACGGAGCGACGAATCCCTCCGTGCCCTTCCTGCTGGCGGCTGACGGCTTGTGCTTCCACACGGTTAGCAGCGGCAGCTTGCGGGCCTTGGCGCCCGGCCGCACGTCACGCATCAGCGCCACGAACTCGCTCAGGGCGCAATCCCGTGCACAGCGGGGGCAATACAGCGTGGCGGGGGCCTGCTGCATTACAACCTGCTGCCGGCGTGGCTGGCGTAGCGTCTGCGCTCCGGCCGGGTGCCGGCGTCGTCTTCGCGTGACAGGGCCGTGAAGCCCTCGCCGTACTCGACGTTGCCGCACTGCAGGCAGTTGTACTCGACGCCCTCCGCCAGCCGGTCGCGGTGCATCGTCCCGTTGCAGCGTCTGCAGCGCCTCACGGGTGCGATGGGCGGTCTAAAGGGGCCGCGGCAGCGCTTCCTCCGTTTGCCGGTCGCGGGCGCTTAGGCATGACCCAGAGACCCCCCCCTGCGAGGTCGCGCCGGACTTCGAAGCTGTCCTTCTCGAGCCGCTTCTTGATCGCGCTGAGTAGCTGCCCGAGACGGAAGTTGTTGACCTCGCCGTCCGGTTCGATGAACAGCACCTCGTCACCGGTGAGGTCGTTAAAGCCCGCGACGATCGCGGCGTACCTGTCGTTGGGGTCCGGCGGCAGCTCGCTCTTGTTGCGTACTGTTAGCTTCATAGCGGGGGTTTCTCCTTCAGTCCTCTTTGCCTTCCATGTAGCGGCCGTACGCCGGGTTCATGGCGCGTATCTCTTGCTCGGCGATGTCGGCGCGCTCACGGCACGGTTTGCAGAGCATCTGCGGCAGGTCCGTACCCGGCAGACGTTCCGCCGGGTTGTCGCAGTCCGGCACCAGACACGCTCCCGGGGCCTTCTGTGCTCTGAGTACCGTGAGGCGCATCCGTCTACTCCTGCGTCAGGCCGTCTTCGGCGGTAACCGGCAGCGCTGGCTCCGTCGCGGCCTTGAGGAAGTGCTCGACGAACGCCTGGCCTTCCTTCGAGCGCGAGCGTTCGACCACCGCACGCAGCAGCAACTCCCTGGCGTTACCGTCGTTGATGTCGAAGCCCTCGCGCAGGCCGTCCGCGTCCTCGACGCCCGCCGCTACCGCAAGGTGCTGCGCGTTGGCCGTCCAGACTGCCAGCTCACGGTCGACCTCATAGTCGCGTGTCTCCGGGCTGACCTTCTTCGGGTTGATCCCCTGAATCACAACGGCGGCCAGCAGCGGTACGGCCTCCGCCGGGCCAGCAACGAGGTGCTCGTACAGCACCTCGTAGAGCTCGTCGTCACGGGCGTCGATGTCCCGCACTGCCTTCGCGACCTTCTGCTCGACCACCTGGCGTCCCTTGGTGCAGTGCTGGTCGAAGCAGGACTCGTTGGTGCAGAACAGCTCGAACGGGCTTTTGTCGTCCTTCTGCAGGTAGGCCGCGCCCGTGGTGCACTTCGTGCGGCACTCGATGATGTCGGCGAAGTAGCCGGGCCTCTCGCGCAGGTTGTAGTCGTACCAGCCGTAGAGCTCGTGGCGCTCGTCCACCGGCGCTACGAAGCCCTTGCCCTTCTTTGGCACGAGGCCCGGCGTGCCACGGGTGCCCATCTGCGCCGCGGCCTGCTCGTTGCGCTCGTCCCTGGTCAGCGTCTTGATCAGCGGGCCGTCGGTTTCCGGGGAAACGTTCTTGAACACCGGGTCCTGCGAGAGCACCGCGGGCCACTTCGAGGTCTTGCCGGGGGTCTTCGGCGCCGCGCTGCCGTCGCTCTCCGTCTTCTTCGCCGCGGCTCCGGCCACGCCCTCGGCGGCCTTCTTGCCCGCGCTCTGGGCCTTGGCCCAGGCTGCGGTTGCGCAGGTCCACTCGCCTGAGCCCTCTTTCCTGAGCTTGCTGCCCTGCGTGGTCGGGCTGTACGACGTCCACTCGTCGCGAGGGATCGTGTGCACCTTGGCGGCGTGCTCGGCCTTGAAGGCGTCGACGTCAAACACCGGCGCGGACGTGTCGTACTGTCCGTCCTTGTACAGGCGGCGCCAGTCGGCTACGGGGTGCCTGCCGACGTGGTACGCGATCGTGAAGCGCACGCGGCCGACGCGCCAGTCGGGCGTCCCTGACGTTAGCACCCCCAGCGCTTCTTTCGCCTCGGTCTCGTGGAAGTGACCGTCGGAGCCCATGAGGCCGAGGAACTCGCGGGCCGCGTGGGCGCTCATCTCGCCCGTGTCGACGTGCTGCAGCACGAACTGCGGCAGCCTGAGCAAACGCAGGTTGTTGCTCACGGTCGACCGGTCCAGCCCCATCGCCGCGGCGAGCTCCTGCACCCCCATGCCGTCGATCTCCAGCGCCTTCTGCCAGGCCCGGTACTCCTCCATCGGCTTGAGGTCG